TCTAAATGTATCAACAATATAATCACTGGCTGTTAAGTCTTGATATGCACACATAGCCTGCGCACTATCTTCATGTATCCATAAATTACTTCTAGCCCATGCACTGTGATCTGCCGCCCATCTCTCTTCAACAACATAGTCACGCTTTGTGTTTTTGTATTGATCTGTGTCAGTAGGATCAAAGCTGAATGTCGTAGGAGTTTCTACAAAGTCATTTCTATTTTGAGTATCATAAATCGCTGTATTAATAAAATGTCTTGCATAATGATTATATCTAGTTGCTTCGTATTGTTTGGTTAACTTAATACCTGTGCCTACACCATCCACAATATAAATGCTATCAACTTCGTAGTCGCCACTTGTACTATAAGAGTGAAAATTAGTTACTCGTATTACATCGTTTACTGCTGGTGCAGTAGTAAATGTTATTACTCCAGTATTAGTGTTATATGCATAATCAGTTGTAACTGTTTGTATTAGATTATTTTTAAAAACTTTTACAGTATTAGAATAAGCACCTACATTGAATGTTTTATTACCAGAAACTGTTTGTGTAAATTCTGTAAACTGAGATTGAGTAAATCGAATTCTCATACCGTTTTGCAGTGCAAGAGTTTTACCATTCACTAGTGTAGGTGTAGTATAAGAAGTTCTACCAATAATAGTGTCAATGTCAATGGGGTTAGCAAGTACTGCACTTAAACTACATGGAGGAATAATATCAGTTAGCCAAAAGTATTTGTGATAGTTTATAAACATATCATAGTTGATTGGCAAGTCTAATGTATAAGCAGTTTCATTTAGTGTCTTATTATGATTGTTGACATCAACTTCATTAAATTTCATTGCATTAATAAGATCATCATACGGCATTGCACCTTGTATGTTTTGATCTGGATCTTTGTTTACAAGTCCAGGTGTAAACTGATATGTGTCATTGCTTCTATCATCAATGATGTAGTTGTCAGCTACAGTATTTTTAAGATACTGTTGCCCTATGTAGTTCCTAATAGGCTGTAAGCTACCACTACTGAGCAATTGCTCCATAGTAGTATCTAAAAACTGTCTGTTGACCTGTGTTTGAAATATCTCTGGTAAAAAGTTTGAGATATTGCGTGTACCAAAGTGTTCGTTAGACTCACCTGGTCTTGTGATCATCGGCGCCTTTATAGGTCGTGGACTGCGTTCGCTCATTAGTAGGATACTCCAGTGCTTTCAGCTATTGTTGTGCTGTTGGAAACAATACTGTTAGATACAATAATGTTTGATGCTTCAACTACAGGAAGAAATAGTTCGTCTCCTGCACTAGTTATTTCAAATAGTTCTTTGGTGTCTGTGCTATTGCCAACTGGTTGAATTGTAACTTGACTTATTTCACCAATCATGTTATTGTGAATGTATGCTGCCATTTCAGTAAAGTAAAAGTCTTCACCGAAGTCCCAGTTTTCAACTGCAAAGTAATCATTGATAAGTCTTATCACTTGCTGTTTTACTTCAGTGTCACTGAGTGTACTGTTTGCAGTTTTAGTTACGTTAAATCTAGCCTGTAGTTCATTACTAGCTAAATCACCAAATAGTATTTTATACTTAACTGGTCTGTAAATAACTTGATCACTAATACTCTTTTTAGTTTCTAATACTTCAAACATATTTGTAAGTTCACTGATAGTTGGCGGATTAGGTTTAGTTTCTGTTCTGCCATCATATTTTGCCCAAGTTCTAAACTGTCTATCGTAGCTATTCATTAATACATAAGTATCCACAATGTTTGTAATAGCAGGATCAATTACATTATTGATATCACTGATTCTATCATATTGTGTATGTAAGTTGGCTTTGCCATTTACAATTGTAGTACCATTAGCATCATAACATACATAGTCAAAACCGTCTACAGTTTTTGTTCCTAATTTAATAGTTTGTCCAGCTAGTACATTATTAAATGCTTCTGGATTAGTAGGATAGTCTCCATTATTAGGATCAGCAAGTGTAACTCTCACATTATGAGGATCTGTATAGCCATCTTGATATACAAAATATCCAAACAAATTGAACTTGTAGTCTTTGCCTAAGGCAGTCGAATCTAGTTCACTGACAGGATTTATTCTCAACACTTTCAAACAATCTCTGAGAGGTTTTTGTGTTTCACTGCTGAATGTACTGTTGAAGTTTAAGTTGCTAAATTTAAGTTTAGCACTACTACCAAATACCATTTGTGTTTTGCGAGTAAGTATTTCCCATTGTGTACTGCTATAGTTGAAGCGTATAAGCCAACTGTTGTCTATACCAGTACCGCCTGTATTACCTTCGTACTGTCTACTCCAACTACTCACTGCATTAAGTGTGGTTGTGTTAGCAGGAATGTCTCCACTTTCAATGATGTGCCACTGTTGTGTATCACTATTGTATCTCAGTGCAAAACTTACTTTTGAATCTATCTTGTTTACAACTTGTGTTTTAATTGTGTCTGTAAAGTCTTTAGCAAACACAGGAACAATACGTCTAACTCTTGCACCATCTTCTATTACACCACTCAGTACTACAGCACCTTTACCTGTGTTGTCATTTCCTGTTGGAATACCGTCTGCTGTATCATCACCTAAGCCGTCTTTGTAAAGTCTATCAACTTTGACCCATTGTGTGTTACTGTCAGCTAGTATTACTCTAGCAGTAGCATTGCTACCGCCGCCGCCTGTGATTGTAACTGTAGTGCCGTTTTCATATCCGCTTCCTGCATTGGTAATTGCAATAGCTGTAACTGCGCCACTTGTAACTGTGGCTGTAGCTGTTGCGCCTGATCCAACACCGTTAACTGTAACTGTTGGAATACCTGTGTATCCTGTGCCGCCGTTTACCACTGTGATAGTTTTTACATACCCCATCTGATAAGGCGCACTAATAAATTCTACTAAACTGTTTAAACTTGCTTTTTTCAAAATGTTGGTTTGCACAAGTCCTGTACGCTGTACAATACTGTCTTTGGTAAAATATCCACTGCTACTTCCGCTTGCTTTTGTAACTTGGTTCCAGCGGAATACTCCTGTGATGTCTGTTTCTGTTGCATTTCTAAACACAATACCACTTGTTGTATTGTTGAAATCTGAATTGCTATTGAACGTTGTGCTTGTATAACCTTGTCTTGTGTAGTAAAAGTTTTTAACTTCTGCATTGCCCAACATAGGTCTAATATACTTTTTATAAATCTGTTCACCATTTAATGAGTTGGGTAAACTAACAAGACTTCTATTGGTCACATTATTTTCATACACATATCCGTCGTCTGTATATTGTGTTGCATCATTATAAGTTGCTGTAGGATCATACAAATCACGGAATCTACTATGCCCACTGTGTACACGGTTAATACTTTTAATCTTGCGAATATTTTCACTTACTGTTACAGGAAAAATACTGTAATCAGCAGCAGTAACCATTCTATCTTGTGAGGCAAAAAATCTAGGAGCATTAGCTTTAATACTAGCAACACTTTCTCTATTACTAGCGTTGGTTACATTACTCTTTAAACTTAATGTAAACAGTGCATTGTATATATTGCCATCGCTTCCTACATAATCCATGTTCATACTTGTGCTATTAAATGAATCAGGGTTAAGTGTATAAGAAAGGTTTAATCCAGTTCTATACCAAACTCTAATATTACCACGTGGAATATTACCAAATGCGCCATCGCCAAAAACGATACTTACTTGGTCATTTTCTCTACTTGTAACACTGTAAATATCTCTGATAGCATTACTTGTACTATTAAATATAGCACTGTTTCCAAATAGTTTATCAACTTTCGTCCAAGTTTTTTGTACTTGTCCAATTTCATCTATAGTTTGTACCCATACATTTCCGTTAGCAATATTATCAACATTAATATCTAATACCATGTTAGGCAATCCATTTGTAATATTAAAGTCTTTATATTCCATTGCACCTTGTTTAAATCCTACAAAGAATCCAGTATTTGCACTACTGTTTCCGCTGTTATCATTTTTGTATAAAAGATCGACTACGCTGTATGGATCAGGCGATTTTTCAATTACTGTGTTTTGTGAAGTAGTTTTGCTACTATAAAAACTAAATGTAGCACTCTTGTTATTGATTCTATTTTGAAAATTACGAGTTGCTAAATTGTTTGTACTGTTAGTCCGATAAATCTCATTAGTAACACTGTTGGCTGTAACTTTACTATAAGGTGATCCAAACTGACTACTGCTTTGAAACATGCTGTTCATAATAGTTAAAAAGTTTCTATAACTGTTAGGATCAGTTGTGTCATCAAACTGTACTGATATGTTTGCTAAACTATTACCATTTGCATCAAACACAGACTCGTTTGTTCTAACACTGTCTATCTTTAAAAATCCGTTGGCAACAACATTTCTAGTAGGTGTATATCCTAAGAAGTCAGCAATACGTAAGGCGCTTTCTCTGCGTTCTGCTGTGCTTAGATAATTTTCTCTGCTGGCTAAGTCTGCTCTGTATGCTAAGTTATGACCTAAGAAAGCCATAAGTTCTAACAAACTTACAAATTCACTTGAGTTGATCCAGTCATTAAAGTTTTCTGGATAGTTATTATTAATATAATCAACCATAGCGTTACGAATAGTTTCAAAGTCATAAGCCTGAAAATTAGCTTCACTAAAACTTTCGTACACTACGCTGAAATCTTCAGCAGCAAATAAACTGCTCTGTCTTGCGCCTTGTGCCATTATTCTTCACCTACATATGTTAACAACAGTTCTTCTGCTGTTCCTGTATCGACATATTCTAATCTTACTCGCACTTCTAGTGTATGCTCGTTGGGTTTGTTCAACAGTGTTTCTAAAACATTCCACCTAGGATCGTTAGTTACTATTGTGCTTACATCGTCTAGTGCTTCTGCTTCTGTTGTATAATCCAATGGTTCAAAAACCAACTCTGGTAGTATGCTACCAAATGTTGGATTCATTACACGCTCGCCTCTGCGGGTGTAAAAATGATTCATCAAGTCACGTTTTGCAATATCAACATCTTCTAATGTTTTACTGCCTGTGACTGTGTCTATTGTGCTATATCCGATATATGTTGCCATACTAATATTTATGGCAAAATTAACTGCTACTTTTTATATTTTGATCTGAGTACGTATAATATCGCCATTTGTCATGCTTTTTGTAATAGTAACAACTAAATCACTCACTGTGAAGTCAAATAGATGATCTAATATCTCTCCGTTGAGTCTTACTTCTAGTTTTTCAATTGGATCCATACTAAAACTAGTATCCATAGTAAATGTATTAGATCCGCTGTATGTGAATGTTTGATTTACTAGTGTTTGATTGTAGCGTTTAGCAATGTCTCGTTTTATACTTTCAGGAGTAAATGGTAAAAACTTCAGTGTTTCTGCATAGTATGCAAATCTTGCACGTTTGAGTTGTGCATCAGTCAACAAGTTCTTTTCATTCTGATCTCTCATATAATATATGCCGTTGGTGCGCATCCATGATCTGTTTTTATTGGTTCCGTAGTCTGCAAGTCTCAGTACACTAGCACACCGCATACACTTTTCTTTATTCATAACACTTCTAGACATCATATTTGCTACTGTGTCTATGTCTTTTGTTAAGATTGCGTTGGTCATATTGTACTGACCTTCTGTGGCATTACTGTAAAATAAATTACCTGTTGTCCAATTAAACAATATAAGTGCATCAAACATTGTTTGGCTCATTTGTACAATATTTTTAGACAGTAATTGTTTTTTTGCAATTTTTTGATATCTATTAAATTCACTGTCCCAAAGATCATATGCTTGTTGTTCAGTTACACCAACACTAGTCGAACTTTCTCCGTAACCTGTGCCTACATAACCATGGTATCTACTAAAATTAAGTGCAGTAAGTTTACAATCGTCGCTTGCGGTTAAATCTGACAGTAGCAACTGAGTATTGTACAATGATGTATTTTGCACAATAAAGTCTTCCCATACAGTTTGAAACTTTTTATTAACTTGTTCAAGTGTCATTAAAAAGGTCTCCCTTTTCTAGGATTAACATTAAGTTCTGCAGGTGTGGCGCTTTTAACAGATATATATCCTGATTTGTTTTGTCGCATACCAAGTCTTTGTTCTTCTTCGGTTGCAGGTCTACCAACTAACCCTGAGATATTATTATCTGAGATCATACCAACATTGTCATCATCTGAATCAGGACTAGTGCCCGGTGACGAATAGGTTTGATATGTTGCATTACTATCAAACCCATCGTCTGACAATCCAGACCCAGATCTACGTCCGACTCGATTGTCAGAATCAGTATTAGTATTACTAATATTACTGAGATCTATATCAACACCTTTAAGGTCTAGATTAGTACTTGCACAACTTGCAACAGGAGTTTGTGGTTCTGCATGTCCGCCCCAAGGCTCAGCTTCTGGAACTCTACTTGTAATACTTTGTTTCACTGTTTTGTTAACTGTAATATTGTTGTTAGTGGTCTTTGTTGCTGATGTCGCCGCAGGACCATTCAAATCTATCAATGGAGCAGTTGTTCTACTTGTGCCTTTAGCAACCAAATGATGATTTAAGTCTGTGGTGAATTTAATATCTTTAGCACTGTGTAGATTAAACTCACCTTTTACAGTTTCAAATTTTGTTCCGCACTCGCCTCTGGATTTAATATTCACACACTCGGCATCTAAATTAAAATCACCGCCTACATGCAAGTTAAAGTCTGTTTCAGTGTGCATACTAATATCACCACTGCTATAGATATCAACTTTACCATCACTGCTTAGTTGTACCCAGCTGTTGCCTGCTTGATTTATTACATAAACAATACCAGCAGTATCATTGAACAACATTTGAGCGCCGCCTGCGCTGCGTAGTCTAACTAAATTACTGTTGCCTGCTTGTCTGTCAGGGTCAGGACATAAACTTCTTTCACTTTTACTTACTGTACCATCATCAAGTACTAAACTGTGACCGCTAGGCGTGTTAAATCCAAATACATTACTTGGACTTTCTCGTCTAGCACTACTACTACTGAGTCCTCGAACACTGTCAAGACCTAGTCCTTGATTTGCAAGTGCTCCAGACAGTGGATGTCTAGGTCTGGTATTTTTAGTTTGCTTCTTTCCAACACCTTGCTCAAACGTAGGAGCAATTTCATTCTCTTTATCTTCTACAAAACTCACAGCATTGTCAGGATAACTACTATTTCTTCCTGTATCTGCTAGAACTCCAAGTATAATGCCTTCTTGATTTGATCTTGTAAATGCAACTATCACTTCTGTTCCTGGAGCAGGAGGATGTGTACTCATACCGTAGCTTCTTGCGTGATCTGGAGCTTGATAGCTGCCGCCATAAGGCATAGCTCGTCTACATCTTACATAATTTTTTCTAGCTTCAGGATTTTCAGATTTAGGTGAAAATTGTTCTTGACCAAATATTTCTACATAGCAATAGCCTTCATATCTATCATCTACAATTTCAACAACCATTCCCAGGTATAGTCCTTCAAAATTACCAAAACCTGCGATATTATCTTTATTTTTATATTGTCTAGATGTACCGTTGCCATCACTAGTATTTTGTCCGCTTCTTCTCATGTCTTCATCCTGTAAAAATATCTCTTAGCCACGGCGGAGCGTTTCTTGCTCTGAATGTGCCATTGTCTAATGGTCCTCCCCAGTAGCCTGGAGCTCCTTGTCCTACACTATCAGCTATATCAATGTGGAAAGTATCATCTCCCATATATCCGTTGCCTGCTCCAATACCTGTAGCACCGTAACGTTTGGTTTGTGCTATAAAGTTTTGTATGATAGGAACATCTGCCGGATTGTCTAAACTTAACCTTCTTCCTGTACTGTCTCTGAGTGCTACGTCTGCAGCCATTCCGTTGTTGTGTCTATCACTGCCTGTAAAACCTGTACTGCTATCTTGTCCACCACTGCGAACATCAACATTTACGCCAGCGGCAGCACCTGCATTAGCTAGTATAGATTTAAGTTCAGAGTCAATGGGTAATTTTCTTGTGTTGGCTACACTTGATTGACTTTCTGTAACTACTCCTGTGCCGTCAGCACTAGCAGGAGGAGCTGTTTCGTCGCCGCCGGGTTCGTTAGAGAGAACATCATTTTCTGGATCAGGTTCTTGTGCATCTGCTTCATCAGTAAAACGCTCAGCTTGTGTTTTAGTTTCAGCAGTGTCTATAAATCCTTTTTCTAAGATATCAATGGTAAGACCTACATTAGTACTTGTATCTCTGAATGCATCTAATGTCATTATAAATTGACCATCACTATAACTAGCATCAACTCTTACAACACGATATATTCCTATAATGCCAAAATTCTGTTCACTTACATCCATTAGACCTGTTTGTTGATCAGGATATGTTGGGAAGTTTAAGTTTAAGAAATAGTTTAGTCCGCCTCGTTGATATGGTGCACTTTGTTTATCGTCAGTTATATCAATTCTATCTGTTACTTGTAATCTTTGAGATGCACTCTTTGGCTTACCTAACCAGTAAGGATCACCTCTTATTTGTATTTGTTGTTGAACTAGGTCACTTAAAGTATTGAGATTAAGTTCGACTGCACCTAACATCACTGCACTTGTTGTATCACCATCATCGGCTCCTACTGTTGCAGTACTAGTCACCGGACCTTCATTAAATGAAAGTATAGCAGGATTATCTGAGCTATTATTTTTTAATGCAACATCATCTTGTGTAATATATCTCTGTAATACAGTTGGTAATCTCTGAGTTTTTGTATTTCGTTTACTATATTCTTCTAATGCCTCTGTAGCAAGATTGAGTGCATTAGCTGCTTCTTCTTTTTTAATATTAATCTCAGATTCGAGTCGTGAAATTCTATCTCTGGCATCGTTTTGAGAAAGCTCTCTTTCTCCAGTGGCTAACTTGTTTGATGCTTCTAGTTCTTTTTGAGCTGATGATAATTGACTTTCAAGTTGCGATAGCTCCTTAGCCATTCTCTGAGCATCTGTTTTTAGTATGTTTATTTCCTGCTTTTCCTCTGACATTCCTGCTAGTGCATTTGATCTATTTGTAAGTTTTCCATGATTAATAGCTTGTAATTGAAAATAGCTGTTGTTCAGTGTTACATCTAAATTTAGAACTTCTGTATTCATTCCTGTCAATGTGTAATCAAAACGTTTTCTTAGTAAACCGTTTTTAATAATTTTCTTCATTCTGTTAACTTGAATACTCGAACTGCCTAGCATTTGTTGATGACTAACAGGATCGTGTATAACTTCAGTTGCGGCAAATTTTTTCAAAAAGAATGTAATCTTCTGTTGATAATTTTTAGAAAGTTCGTCATACTCTTTATATTCTACATCAGTATCGAAAACAAACCAGCTACTTAATTCTGAGAAAGTTGGTGCTTTTGCTTCTCCATCATCTGTATTGTCTTTGTGGAAGCCTCCGCTGAAGGTTGGCAATTTTCTAAATTCTACTGTTTGCATTAGTGCTATAACAATTGCAGTATTCACTGCTGAGCCTTGTTTAAAAGTAAATGTAAGTGTACCATCTCCACTAACACTTGTGCTTTTTAGACTAGTATCACCTGATTGCGCAGCTTGGCCAAATTTCCAATTTCTCCATTCTGCTGTATCTCCTCTTGCATCTAACACATATTCAGTGGGTAATAGTTGATTCTGACTTAACACAGTCTTTGAAAGAGATTGCTGATTTATTTTTTCTTGCAACCGATCTAAAAATTGCCCAAATGTGTTTACATTATTAATAGTAAACTGTCCTTTAATATGTAAGTTAGTTGTTTTATATGCATCTTGGTGTGTTTCAATCATATCTGCTCTATAAGAAGTTGCTCCTTCTTTATAATCAAATGTTAGTTGTGACATACTTGTCATATAATAGTAAGGCCCTACTATATTATTAGTTGCAACACCATTGCTATCATATCCTACAAATCTTAGTTCTAGTAGATAACAAGCATGAAGATGATTTTGTATTTTTAATTTCTGCGCTGCTAATAATATTCTGTTAAACAGTGTAGCTCCGCCTGGTTCAATTAAATCAAACACAAACATATTAGCAAGTGCGTTTCTATCTTTGTTATTTTTAAATGCAAGTACCATATTTTGTTGAACAGATTGTATGTTGATTTCACTTTCAACACCACTCTCCGCAAGTACAACTACTTGTTTTTTGCGTATGTTTTCTTCAAACCTATGTGCATTCTGAGGATGAACCATATACATGGTCCACTTATAAGTGTAGTTGTCATAACTGTTAAGAATATTTTCTTGGTATATATAATCTCTACTAGCCATTAGCTATTTCCGGATGATTTATATGTTTTCGGCGCTTGGATTTTTTTACCACTTGTAAAATCCATTATAGGATCTTTAATAGAATCTCTATTATAGTGTACAAATATCCACCATAGTCTACTACTACCATACATGTCATATGCTAGGATATCAGGTCTCTTGTGATATTTTGGTTGTATTACAAGTGTAGTTTGATTTTCATCTAATTCATCTTGAACAATAATAGGTTGTAACAAACCTAAATATTTTAAATTTACTGTGGTTTGACTGTAACTACTTGTGGATTTATATTCTACTGACATTAAATGAACCCATCCTTATATCCGCTTCCATTAATAAAATTGTGTGTGCTATATACACGTTTTTGTCTATCTGGATTTATTTGTATGCTCATGCCAATAAAGAAGTTCATCAATGTAGGAACTTGTGTTCCGTTAATATCTTTGAGATCTATACTGCTGTCATATGTTGTACTAAAACTTTCTAGCACAACAGGTATGTTGTTAAACTGTTGTTCTCCAAATGCACTAAAACGTAGTACAGGAGGAGGAGTACCTGAACTAGGACTTTTACCTAAATCGTTTTTACCAAAAAACATCTTGCTAACACTACGCAAAAAATGTAGTACACCAAGTGTGTACTCGCCTTCTTCTTGTGTAATACTAGCAAACTGAGTTGTTAGTTGCATAGTAGGACTAGGTGTATTTCTATAAGCATTATATGTATAGTTAGTGTGTGTCATGTCATAAGGACTATAGTTTACACTTTGACTATAAGTTATGTCAGGTTGATAAGGAAACAATATACCATTGTGTTGTCTTAGTGAACTCGCTGGTCCATTAAAGTAAAACTGATTGCGAGAACTTCTATTAGAAGCGCCGCCAGGTGCAAGTGTAAGTCTCGCTCTATTTTCAGCTAGCACTGCCATTTAGTTTTCCTTTAATAAATTCGTACACTTGTTGATTAATACTTCCAAAAAATTCTCTAAACTTCATCATCTTTTGATTATCATTTAGACTATCATTTTTCATTGCGTTTCTAAAATCAGTAGCACTCATGCCACCTTCTTGTATTGGTACTTCTAGTATATATCCTGCTTGGTCGCCTGGAACCATTTCTGCTCCTGGTTCATAATCTCTGAGATAGTTTCCGCCTTTTAGTCTCCCTGCGTCTTTGGCACTGAACACTAATACAATTGCAGTGTTAGCAGGGTTTTTGCCTGTTAAACTAACATCAGGTCTGTATGGACTGGTTTGTACAATTTGTTTAGCAGGTATACCAAACATGTTTTGCATAATGCCAGTTTTCTCTTCGTAGCTAAATGGATCCTTTTCAGGTGTTGCATTCTTGGCTATTGTAGTAGCGATAAATACGTTAGAGGAACCAAACTGTTCCACTAGATCCATATAAACTTTATGATGACCTTTGTGCATAGGCTGAAATCTACCGCCATAAAAAACAGCAATATCCGTAGCCACATCTTCTGTCAGTTGTACATATCTCATTGGATTCTCCTATATATGTATTTATAGCTGAATTAAATGCGTACTGATTGACATCTTAGTTTATTGACATTATACTATAGAAAATAAGGAACTACAATGAGGAAACAAAATTATTTAAACAACAAAGACATGCTCAAAGAGATACACAAAAGTAAACTTACCTTTTGTAGTGTTATAGACGACGAGTATGCAAGATTCGATGTAATAGTAGAAACTATCGAAGATATTAATAATCCTGAATTTATACAGTTAGCTAAAGAAAATAGAGCGCATCAATTGAGTGTGCAAGCATACGAAGCTGCATTCCATGAATGGTATGATGGTGCTCGTAAAGCTAGTCAAAAACCCAAACAAATTAGTCACAAAGTAGACCCAGACACAATTGACGAAAAAAGTCTTGTGTTTAGATTAATGACATTTGATCATGTACCACTAGAGCCTGGCAGAAAAAGCAAGCCTAAAACTGTAGCAGATCATCACAGCAAATGTAACTTTCCTCCATTCAAGCACTATGCATATGTAAATGGCGAGCTTAGAGAATGTGTTAGAAGTCACTGGGAAGGTGGATTTGATAACGGAAAGTTCAATACACAGCATGGTAAGATCACAAACAATCTAGCAAAGATGTATATTAAACTATGTGAACGTTACAGTATGCGCAGTAACTGGCGTGGCTATACATATGTAGACGAAATGCGCAGTCATGCACTGCTGCAACTAAGTCAAATTGGACTACAGTTCAATGAACTTAAAAGTCAAAACCCATTTGCTTACTATACAGCCGCAGTTACCAACAGTTTTACAAGAGTGTTGAACTTGGAAAAACGTAATCAAAACATTAGAGATGACCTACTACAACAAAATGGACAAATGCCCAGTTGGACACGCCAAATCGAACACGAAATGGCAGAACGTGCTAAATGGGACGAACAAGCCGACAAAGAACGCAAAGAACACGGCTTCAACATATAGGTTGACATCCTCAATTATCGACAGTAGTATAAGAGAAGTTATAACTTCTTTGAACGGAGACCCATGACATTCTTTAATAGAGCCGCATGTTTTACAGACATACATTTTGGCAACAAAAACAACAGCAAACAACACAATCGAGACTGTGCTGACTTTGTAGATTGGTTCATTGAACAAAGCGAAGATTGCGAAACTTGCATCTTTCTCGGAGACTGGCACCATCACAGATCAAGTGTAAATGTTAGCACACTCAATCACAGTGTAGAGAATGTAGGCAAACTAAGTCGTGCATTCAAACAAGTGTATATGATTATGGGCAACCATGACCTATACTATCGTGAGAAACGTGACTTAAACAGTTTACCATATGCAGGATTGTTTGATAATGTTACGCTAGTTGAAGATATGTTAGTGCAAGATGATATTGCACTTGTACCTTGGTTAGTAGGAGATGAATGGAAAAATTTACAAAAGACCAAGTGTAGATATATGTTTGGTCATTTTGAACTTCCGTTCTTTAAAATGAATGCTATGGTAGAAATGCCAGATCATGGAAGTCTAAATGCAGAACATCTACAAGGTCCTGAGTATGTGTTTAGTGGACACTTTCACAAACGTCAAGCCAAAGGCAACGTACATTATTTGGGTAGCCCATTTGGTCACAACTATGCAGACACATGGGATGACGATAGAGGCATGATGAAGTTAGAATGGAATGGTGTGCCTGAGTATATTGATTACCCCGGACCGCGATATAGAACTGTGCCTCTGAGTAGACTAATAGACGAACCTGAAAAGATTCTCAATGAACACACATATTGTCGTGCTACATTGGATATCAATATCAGTTATGAAGAAGCAAGTTTTATTAAAGAAACTTTCAGCCAACAGTACAACGTTAGAGAGATAGCGTTGATCCCTAGCAAAAAGGAAGAGCATACACAGGATTGGAAAGTTGTAGACGACATTGAGGTTGAAAATGTAGACCAAATCGTGTACAATAGTTTAAACGCTGTAGACAGCGAAATGATAAACAAAATGATCCTTGTAGACATTTATAATTCCCTATGATTACACTTAACAATATTACCGTAAAGAATTTTATGAGTGTTGGTAATGTAACGCAATCTGTGCGTTTTACTGACAATGGCTTAACATTAGTGTTGGGCAATAACTTAGACTTAGGGGGAGATGGTAGTCGTAACGGCACAGGCAAGACCACTATCATTAATGCACTAAGTTATGCTGTATATGGAAACGCACTCACTAACATACGCAAAGATAATCTTGTAAACAAAACAAACAGCAAAAGTATGCTGGTTACACTGGATTTTGAGGTAGAAGGCACAAAATATCGCATTGAAAGAGGTCGTAAGCCCAATGTGCTTAAATACTATGTCAACGAACAGAACGTTGACGAAGACGAAGCACAAGGCGAGAATCGTCAAACTCAAGCACAAATAGAAAAACTGTTTGGTATGAGTCATGACATGTTCAAGCACATTGTTGCACTTAACACATACACAGAGCCTTTCCTCAGTATGAGGGCAAATGATCAAAGAGCGATCATCGAGCAATTACTAGGCATAACAATGCTTAGTGAAAAAGCAGAGGCACTAAAAGAACAGCAAAGGCTGACCAAAGATGCAATCAAGCAAGAAGAATATCGAATTAACGCAGTTGAAGAAGCAAATGCCAGAATTGAAAAAAGTATTGGTGATCTGGAACGACGGCAAAAAATATGGCGAGATAAACAAACGTCTGATGTCGAAAGTATCCAACAGCAAGTCAACACACTCGAAAAGATAGACATACAAACAGAGCTTAACAATCATGCGCTACTAACTGATTACCTCGATAAGAAAACACAAGTAAACACATTAGAAGCAGAAATTGCAAAGCTAGTAAACAGTATTACTAGAGAACAAAAGCGTTTAGAAAAAGCACAAAAAGATCTGTTAGCAACTGAACAACATCAATGTTATGCATGTGGGCAAAGTATCCACGATGTACAACACGAAGAGATTCTTGCGACAAAACAAGAAGCAGTAAAAGAATCTCAACAACATATTGACGATGATACAAATCTCAAAGCAGAATACGAAGATGCACTAGTACAACTAGGAGAACTTGGACAAATTCCAGTTACACACTATAACAAACTACAAGAAGCACTAGAGCACCAAAACACTGTTAATAATCTAAACACAGAAGCAAAACGTATTGCTAACGAAACTGATATGTATCAAGAACAAGTTGATGCACTAAAAGAAACTGGACTACAAGAAGTTGATTGGAATAATATGAATGATCTAACAGTAATGAAAGATCATCAGGACTTCTTGTACAAACTGTTAACAAACAAAGATAGTTTTATCCGCAAACGTATCATTGAACAAAACTTACAGTATCTAAACAGCAGACTTGCTTACTACTTGACTAAACTAGGATTACCACATGAGGTACAGTTCCAACCTGATCTTACAGTTGAAATCACAGAGCTAGGTAGAGAACTAGACTTTGATAACTTGAGCAGAGGTGAACGCAATAGACTTATACTTGGCCTTAGTTGGGCATTTAGAGATGTGTTTGAAAGCATGAACACACCTATAAATTTCCTTGCTATTGACGAACTTATTGACAGTGGCATGGATACAAATGGTGTGGATGCTGCACTGAGTGTACTTAAAAAAATCGAGCGTGAACGCAACAAAAATATCTTCCTAATCTCACACAGAGATGAACTAGTAGGTCGTGTAAACACAATACTACAAGTTATTAAAGAAGGTGGGTTTACTACATTTAGTACTGATACAGAGTTTGTAGATGCCGAGTAATCCTAAGATATATGAAAGCCCAGACGGAGGCAAAACTGTATATGAAAGAGACTTTGGTTCTTCGCAATCTAGTCGTAAAATTATATATCATCCACAAGAATTATTAACAAAGAAGATACTACCTATAGACATATTTTATAAACTTTTTGGAAAAAAACTATGAGAGATCACAACGAAGACCAATACACAATACACATTGATAGCTTTAATAACAAAGGTCAAAAAGGTGACGATGATTTTGAAACTTGGTTAGAAACAGAAGCTCCTTTATTAGGAGATACAACATTATCTATTGTGGATAATGCTTCTATGTACAACACATATGCAACGACATCATCATATGCTAATAAGTCTATCAATACAAAATCACTCAAATACAGCATGCCAATAGATATACTTTACAAATGGTATCCAGTACAAATGAAAGAGATAGAAAACGATGACGAAGTTCCTTTTTGATGTAGACGGTACACTAACCGATCCAAGAAAGCAAATAGATCCAGAGTTTGAACAAGTAATGCTGGAGTTTGTAAAAAGTCATCAATGTGTAATTGTAACAGGCAGTGACAGACCAAAAACTGTAGAACAGATTGGTTTAGAGCTTACTAATGCTTTTGAAAGGGTATATCATTGTAGCGGCAACCATGTGTTTATTGGTAGTCAAGAACACCATAAAAACACATGGACACTCACTCAACAGCAACATGACTTTTTACAACAACAAGTAGACAGTATAGATTATCCAGAGAAAACTGGTAACCATATTGAACAAAGAACTGGTACTGCAAACTTTAGTATTGTAGGAAGAAATGCAGACTGGGATCAACGTGCTAGATATGCTGAATGGGAACAACACCATCACGGAAGACAGTTGGTGTCATTAGCGTTTAATGAAATGTTTGACGATGCTGTTGCACAAGTTGCAGGAGAAACTAGTATTGATATTTTCCCTCAAGGATGTGACAAAAGTCAAGTACTAAAACACTATACAGACACAAGAACAATCTTTTTTGGAGACAATTGTTACCCAGGCGGCAATGATTATAGTGCGGCGCAAGCCAGTACACATTTTCATCAAATTGACCGAGGATATCAACAAACTTGGGAAATCTTAAAAAAGAGGTATATTTAGGTTGACATTAGCCAAGTTCGGCATATATACTAGTTGCTATATACTAACATGCAATGGACTTATCAAGGCAAACTTATTGAACAAATACCAGAGGAATACGTAGGTTTCGTATATCTCATTACCAACACCACGAATGGCAAAAAGTACATTGGCAAAAAACTGGCACAATTTAAAGTAACTAAAAAACCCCTCAAAGGCAAAAAGAACAAGAGACGATCAACTAAAGAAAGTGACTGGCGCACATATTGGGGCAGCAGTGACAAGTTGAACGCAGATATAGAAGATTTAGGCCCAGAGAACTTTACAAGAGAAATACTTTACTTCTGCACAGGCAGAGGCGAAATGAGTTACTTAGAAGCTCGTGAACAGTTCGATCGTAAAGTGCTAGAAACAGATGAATATTACAACGGCATCATAAACGTCCGTGTAGGCGGATCCAAGGCACTTGTAGAATCCCTTAATAGACACCAGTCATAATATAGCCTCCTAATCAAAAGCATTGAGATTGTGCATAGCAATATGTACCGTCGGATCTTGCTGAGGCAAAACAAACCAAAAGAGTGGGCTCTACTGTGCCATTGTAACCCACGGATATCCAGTAATGTTGACGTTATAGCATCTGGAGTTTCTGCGTCTTAAGCAGTGAGTAAAGGGGTAGCGCAAGACCGCCTCTGCCTATATTAGGTTTCACTATAACGGAGCGATCTGGAGCGGGGTAATGACCTTTAGCTTTTTTTTTGCACTTGGCTGTAACAAGCTAAGTGCGACTGAAAACAGGGTAATAACTAATCATAATAAAAATTATATCTTAGTAAGAAATATCATACGAAATGAAATGAGTATGACGATGAGCTTTAGCTCTTCGAAGAAACATTAAAACGTTGTACGTTTATTCCCTTTCATAGCTTCTGCTTTCTTTTCGTTTCTATCAATGATAAGTTTCTGAATTTCATCTATCTTTTCTATTGGAAGATTATATAGTTCTGTTAGATTAAAACTTCCATCAGAATACAAAACTATAGAGTTTACTTGGTCTCTTAGACGTTTTTGTGTATTTTCATATCTTTTGATTATTTCAGTTACTTTGGTTTGATCTTTTACTGTTCTGAGGATATATTTTTGAAAAAAAAAGCGGGATTGAATTCCACTGTTCCATCAAAATCTTTAGCACAATCTTCGTGACTACAAGTAAAGTTAAAATTGTTATCCATACCATTATTGTTAAGTTGCTTTACTCTTGTTTCTATCGCAGTGATGACATGGCGTTTAGCATTGTTTATGTATTCAATGATGTGTTGCATATTATTAACTTGTGTTTCGTCTGGAAGTGTTATACTCACTATTGAATCTGCTATTAGTGCAATATTAGCTGAACTTACTATATTAAAACTTTCCTTATACTTTTCATCTTGTTCTGCTGTTTTTATGTCACCCGCTTCTACTATTGAATTTAATAAGGACACACTTTGTATATTTTTAATATGAAATGTATTGAGTGCAGCAACTGTGTTAGGTCTAAGTTCGAACATTAAACCGTCAATTTCAATTTTATCATCTTCGTTGATTTGTCTTACTTTGCTTAAAACACTAGGTAAGTCGATATCGTATGTGCTAGGTCTATCACAGTGTGTGCAATTTGTTTCGATAGACATTTGTTTGTCGTATGTTGATGCTCTGCTTGCTAATAATAAAACATCAAAATCAGGCAAACTTATCTCATAAGGGTTTTCGATATCAGGTATAATACTTTTTAACAACTGAAATAAACTCTCACCGTTAAACAATCCATCAGGAATACTTAATAATATCTCATCATGTAGTGTCATAGGCATAACACCTATTTCTCCATCTTCGGTGAGTCTAGGCTTGTTAGATAGCCATCTACCTTGAGTGGGTAGTCGAACATAAATTTCTTTTTGTCTAAAGTGTCCTGCTAGTGGATTGTTCATTTTTTTGCCTATAAATAACTATGTATAAAAGTATTTATCTAAATTAAGTGAGCAGTTAATGGCATCCTTCAAATTCGGGTCACAAACAGTTGATGTAGACGTTAGTGAATTGGCTAGCGAACGTACTCTCAATGAGTTACTAGGTGCACAAAAAGCACTTAATGCAGCATTGGGTGCAGTAAAAGACGAAGGCAATCAAAGCAATAATATTCTAGCTGGCATCAAACGTACCATTGCACAAGGAAACAAAGACAATGATAATAGTAATAAAGCCCAAGCGAGAAGCATAAGGTCTGGTGTTAGTAACGCTTATAACAGTATAAAGAAAGAATCAACAAGTGCAACAACGTTTGATTCAGCGTTGTCGGGATTTTTCAAGAGTATAAACGCCGGTAAAATTGCAACAGCGTTTGGTATGGCAAACGCCGCAGCGATATCATTAGGTGATTCAATGAGATTGCTGGAAAGATTTGGACTAGAAAGTTTCGGTAACGATATTATCGACATTAATAATAGATTAGCAGGTGTAGGACTATCACTCAATGAATTTGGACAAATTATTGGAACTAACACACCAGTGATGAGAGGTTTAGCAAATAGTGCTAATGAAGGAAGTAGAGAATTTTTAAGTTTAGTAGAGAATTTTAGAATGGGTGCAAGAGCCGCCGGCGGCTTTACAATGACCAGTGCTGAAATGGCAGAGTTTCTAGCTGAAGAATTAGAAGTACGCAGAGCTAGTATGGATGCTGAACAATTTAGAAATACTACAATGGAAGCATTTAATGGTGCTATCTTAGAAAATTTAACACAACAAAAAGCTATGGCTAAAGTAACAGGTCAAGATGTAAGAGAACGACTCAAAGCACAAATGACTGCTAAAAACAGTGTTATTGCACAAAGTTTTTTGAATGAACAAAGTGATGAAACTCGTAAAAAATTCGACGCAGTAGCAGGTGCATTAAGTAGGATACCAGGCGGCGATAAATTAGGCGAAGCTATTATTAATGGTATTGCTACAGACTTGCCTGCTAATGCATTTGCTCCTGAATTAATTGCACGACTAGGTAGTGGTGCAGAAGAGTTAATTAGTTTTATCGAACAAGGATTTGCAGGCGGCGGTGACATAGACATTACACAACTAGAAAAAATGGTTGAAGGTGTTAGCGATAATATGGGTCAAGGCGGTAATATACTAAGAACATTAGCGGCTACAGGTGATACTATTGCAGCAGAAATGCTAACTATTAATCAAAAAATGGTTAGAACACAAGATGATCTTAGTAAACAATATACATCCGCATATACTGAATTAATCAATGGAGTGACAACTAGTGGTAGTAATCTAGTTACTGCTATGGAAGAACAAGCAACATCTATAAAAGCAGTACAAACAGAATTAGCATTAAACATTGCTGATCCTGAAGGAATAGGAACCCAAGCTCTAGAAACTTTTACACAATTTACTGAAGGAATTAATACTTTCTTGCAAGGAGAGTTTGCATCAAATTTAGCGGCTGGAGTTGGAGCAGGACTGTCTGAACTAGGACCTCAGATTGTATATGAACTAGGTCAAGGAAACGCTCCTGACGTATCAGAAACGGCTTTCCTAGGGGGAGTTGTTGCAAGAGCAGTAGGACAAGACGCAATCGCTAATGTTATGCAACTTGGACAACAAGGTAAAGCACTAGCGTCTGGCGGTGCAGCATTCCTCAGAGACTTTGAGCCAACGGTGACGTCATATGATGAAAACGGTCAACCTGTATACAGTCAAGAAGATCAAGCAATTCTAGATCTCAGAGACAAGTTTGAAGAGGCAAGGACTATGAATATTAGTGTAGCAAGTATCACAGAATTAGCTAAATCTTTAGCGAGGGCTTTGGGTCAGGTAATGGACTAATGAGATAATATACTGACTTGACAAAACACATAAATACACTATAATAAAGAAAAAGAGATTCAAATGAGTTGGAAGAAACATTTTACAGCATACGGCGGGCAAGCTACTGATAGTATGAAGCCTAGTAGTGCTAGCCGCTTTCAGAGCTGGTTACCTGAAGTTTACAGTGGGCAACCTAATAGAGTTGAGCGTTACGCACAGTATGATCAAATGGACATGGACAGCGAGATTAACGCTGCCCTTGACATTATTAGCGAATTCAGTACACAAGTAGATGAAGTAACAGGTGTTCCTTTCAGAATCGAATACAAGGAAACTGCTACGGAAAGCGAAGCAAAGATACTAGAGTCAACACTTAATCAATGGTGTAATCTACAAGACTGGGACAAGCGTATCTTTAGAATGTTTAGAAACAGCATCAAGTATGGTGATCAATTTTTTATTAGAGATCCGGAAACATGGGAACTGTATTATGTAAATCCTGTTGATGTAACCAAAGCAGTTGTAAATGAAGCCAAAGGCAAAAAGCCTGAGCAGTACATTGTTAAAAACATTGATCTTAACATGCAAGAAAAAACTGTAAGCCAACCAGTGCAACACAGTCAAACATACAGTAGTGTAAACAGTATGATGCGTGGACAAGCAGTGGACAAAAGTGCTTATGGACAACAAGCAGGACAGTATGATCCAGGCACAGGTAACATACAAGAGTACACAGTAGACGCAAGCCATGTTGTACACTTGGGTATGACAGAAGGCATGGACATGAATTGGCCTTTTGGTAGCAGTATCTTAGATCCAATTTTTAAAACATACAAGCAAAAAGAATTGCTTGAAGATAGTATTATCATTTATAGAGTACAACGTGCTCCGGAACGCAGAGTGTTTTATGTTGATGTAGGTAATATGCCTCCCAACAAAGCTATGGGTTTTGTTGAGCGTGTTAAAAACGAAATTCACCAAAAGCGTATTCCGAACAAAACTGGCGGCGGTACAACTATTATGGATGCCGCATACAATCCACTTAGCATCATGGAAGACTACTTCTTTGCACAAACTGCTGAAGGCAGAGGTAGCAAAGTCGAAGTGTTACCTGGCGGAGATAACTTAGGTCAAATTGACGACTTGCGTTACTTCACAAACAAAATGCTAAGAGCATTGCGTGTGCCCAGCAGTTACTTACCAACAGGTCCAGACGATGGAACAGCAACATACGTAGATGGTAGAGTAGGTACAGCATTTATTCAAGAGTATAGATTTAATCAATACTGCATGAGACTACAAAATGCACTAGCACCTACCATGGACAAAGAATTCAAACTGTTTATGAAAAACAAAGGTTTGAGTATTGATGCAAGTTTGTTTGATTTAAAATTTGTAGAGCCTCAGAGCTTTAGTCAATATAAAGAGATTGAAATCCATAGCGCAAGAGCAAATGTATTTGGTAGCTTAGAAGGCGTAAACTACATGAGCAGACGTTTCTTAATGGAGAAATATTTAGGCTTAACTGAAGATGAGATTCTAAAGAATGAGCGTATGTGGGAAGAAGAAAACGAAAGTGGTGTAACTCCAGAAGGAGATTCAATGCCAGGATTAGGCAACGTAGGAGTACGTGGCTTTGATGTTCCGGACGGCAGTGACATTGATATGAATGTAGATGCACCTACTGACGATACAGAATCAGGCGCTAGCCCGATAAGTGGTGCAGAAGCTGCGCCAACAGGAGACCAAAATGCGTGACGCAGAATTTTTAAAAGAGTATTATGACGCTGAAGAAAACAACTATGCAAATAGAAAAATAGACGATGTGCGTAAGCAACGACTAACACTAAAGCACCTTAATCGACTAAGAAAACAGCGTGAAGTGCATAATGTTGAGCATGCAAATAGAACAAAACGTGTAAAGAAAATTTACGCAAGACCTGCTGCAACTTAATAATTTTCAGTTAAATTTTACTTATCTTATGAGCGAAATCATAAAATACCCATTTTTTGGGCCTTTTATCAAGCGAAACGTCTTGGTATTGTAAATATAGATGTAAACCATCTTGGTAAGCCTGTAATTTTTTAAGGAGAAATGATATGAGCGAACACAAGGAATCTTTAGTTAAGGTCCTTGAATACATCGTCAACGATGAGCAGGACAAAGCTGCTGATCTCCTACACAGCGTATTTGTTGAGAAAGCCAAAAACCATTGGGCAAGTATCACTGAAAGCGATGAAGTAGTAGAAGACGAGATTCAAGAAGAAGATCTTGATGAGACTATCGATCTTGATGAAGCTGACGATGATTCAGAGGACGACGAAGTAGAAGAGGCAATTAATGCTTCTGATGCTGAAGAAGATTTCCTTGATGATATCGAAACAGCTGAAGAAGAGATCGCAGACGAAGAAATCATGGACGATGAGGACATGGATGACGAAGAAATGGCAGAACCAGAAATGGATCTAGCTATGGACATGGATGCAGACGGTGACGCACCAGAAGGTGAAGAATCAGATGCAGAAGAAGCAATGGATAATGTAGAAGACGCAATTGCAGAACTACGTGCAGCATTTGCAGACATGATGGGCGATGAACCAGCAGAAGACGAGCCAGCAGAAGAAGCAATTGCTTTTGAAGCAGACGAAGTTGAAGCAATGGAAGAAGGCGCTACAATGTCAGCAGTTAGTGTATCACACAGTGATAACAGTGACAAAGGCAGTCCAGTAGCCAAAGGCGCTGGTAATGCACATGCTTCTCCACACCCAACAGACACAAAAGAAGGCGCTAAACCAAGTGCTCCTGCTGTGAAAGACATGGGTGTAGCAGGTCCACAAGAAGCCGGATCGCCAAGTGCAGCACCTGCACCAAAGCGTGAAGACACAAAGTCGGACAGTCCAATCAGAGGAATGAAGTAATATGTTTACCTCGCTAAAAGAACACTTAACATTTAATCAGGCAAATATTGTCACCGAAGCTATCGAAGAAGCTCACGGTGGCAAAAGCCTGTACATGAAAGGTATCTTTATTGAAGGCGATGTACGCAACCAAAACAATCGTATCTATACCAAAGAAGAAATTCATAGTGCTGTAAAAAGTATCAATGAAAAAATTAAAGGTGGATACAGTGTATTAGGTGAAGCTGATCATCCAGATGACCTGAATATCAATTTAGATCGTGTAAGTCACATGATCACAGAAATGGATACAGACGGCGCAAATGGGATCGGCAAACTTAAAATTCTACCAACTCCAATGGGAAACATTTGTAAAACCCTATTAGAGAGTGGTGTAAAACTAGGCGTGTCAAGCCGAGGCAGTGGCAATGTTAACGAAAGCGGAATAGTTAAAGATTTTGAGATTATTACCGTAGACATCGTAGCAAATCCAAGTGCTCCTGATGCTTACCCTGATCCAATCTATGAAAGAATTATGAATCATAGTAGGGGTAATGTACTTTTGGATGTCGCTAGTGCAACTAGACACGACAAAGGCGCACAACGTTATCTCCAGGAAGAGGTGACAAATTTTATAAAAAACCTGAAGTATAGGAGAGATTAATATGGCTCATGCAATGGATGAACTATTAAACTCAAATACGCTCTCCGAAGAGGTCAGATCTTCATTATCTGAGGCTTGGGATACCCAACTAACAGAAGCTCGTGAGACAATCACAGCTGAACTTAGAGAAGAATTTGCACAACGTTATGAAAATGACAAAGCGCAGATTGTTGAAGCCGCAGACACAATGATTGGTGATGTTATTGCAAAAGAACTTGAAGAGTTCCACGCAGACAAAGCTAAAGTTGCAGAAGATCGTGTAGCCTATCGCAAGCATATGAAAGAGCATGCAAAACTGCTTGATTCATTTGTGATGGATACACTTCGCAAAGAAATTAACGAACTTCGCGAAGACCGAGTTGTTCAAGAATCAAACATGTCAAGGCTAGAAGGCTTTGTTATGGAACAACTCACTAAGGAGCTCAATGAGTTTCATGAGGACAAACGCTCACTAGTTGAAGCAAAAGTCAAAATGATTAAAGAAGGCAAAGAAGTTATTAATCAAACTAAAGCAGACTTCGTTAAAACAGCCGCAACAAAGGTTAACGGAATTCTTGAGAACACACTCAAGAGTGAACTTAACACACTACGTGAAGATATCAAAACAGCTAAAGAAAATACCTTTGGTCGTAAGATTTTCGAAACGTTTGCAGCTGAGTTTATGGGTAGCTACTTAAACGAAGGAACAGAAGTTTCTAAGTTATCAAAAGTAGTTGAAAGTCTACAAGGTGAGATTGAAAACAAAGACAAAGCCATTGCTGAGAAAGAAGTATTAGTACAAGAGAGCGCAAAACGTGCTCGTATTGCTGCTGATACAGCAGAAAGAAAGCAAATTATGCAAGAAATGATGCAACCTCTCAGCAAAGACCATAAAGAGATTATGGGTGCATTGCTTGAAAGCGTAAAAACTGACAAGCTACAAAATGCATTTAATAAGTATCTACCATCAGTATTGAAGGAAGATGCTAAAAAACCACAAAAGAAGGTACTCAGTGAATCTGTAACAGAAGTCACTGGTGACAAAGCCAAAGCATCAGCATCAGCTGACACGCAGACAGCTGATATTGTTTACCTTCAAAAACTAGCCGGTATTAGTTAAGGAGACCGAAATGGCAGACAACCTAATGGAAAATTGGAGCGAAACTAAAGTAGCTCTAACAGACGGTCTAACTGGGACTAAGAAAAAAGTGATGGAAACAACACTTGAGAACACTAAGAACTACCTCGCAGAGGCAGCTACAACTGGTGCAACTCAAGCAGGAAACGTAGCAACACTTAACAAAGTAATTCTTCCAGTAATTAGACGTGTTATGCCAACTGTTATCGCCAACGAGATCGTTGGAGTACAGCCTATGACAGGCCCAGTTGGACAAATTCACACACTTCGTGTACGTTATGCAGAAGCATTTAACTCAACGAGTGGTATTGACACATCAGCAGGCGATGAGGCACTAAGCCCATTCAAAATCGCAGCTGGTTATTCAGGTGCAGCGGACGATAAAGCGGCGGCAACAAGCGCATTAGAAGGCGATGCTGGTAAAAAACTAAGCATTCAAGTTCTAAAGCAAACTGTTGAAGCTAAATCACGTAAGCTATCAGCACGTTGGACATTTGAAGCAGCACAAGACGCACAAAGCATGCATGGTCTTGACGTTGAAGCAGAAATTATGCAAGCTCTTGCACAAGAAATTACTGCTGAAATTGATCAAGAAATCATTGCAAGCCTAACAAGTCTTGCTGGTGCAGCATCAGACACATACGCACAAGGTAGCGTAAGTGGTACAGCAACATTTGTTGGTGACGAGCATGCAGCTCTTGCAGTTCTAATCAACAAAAATGCAAACACAATCGCAGCTCGCACACGTCGTGGTGCAGGTAACTGGGCGGTTGTAAGTCCAACAGTACTAACAGTACTACAGAGTGCTACAACTTCAGCATTCGCACGTAGCACAGAAGGTACTTTTGAAGCACCAACAAATACAAAATTCGTTGGTACACTAAACGGTACAATGAGAGTATACGTAAACCAGTACGCAGCTAACGATGATGTACTAGTAGGATACAAAGGCGCAACAGAAACTGATGCGGCTGCGTTCTACTGCCCATACATTCCGTTAATGAGTAGTGGTACAGTACTTGACCCAAGTACATTTGAGCCAGTAGTTAGCTTCATGACACGTTATGGTTATGTAGAACTAAGCAACCAAGCAAGCTCGCTTGGTAATGCTGCTGATTACCTAGCAAAAATTGCTGTAACAACAGGTCAACTTGCATTTACATAATATGTAATTGTTTTAATAAACAAGAAACAGGGGCTACGGCCCCTGTTTTTATGACTAGCGTTTATAAATATGTATAACAGGAGTTTATTCAATGACAGTAATAAGATCAGCAGACAAGATTAAATTTGACGCTACTAGCACGGTAGAAGTCCAAGACACTAGTTTAAGGTTAGCAAATTTAACCACCACACAGAGAAATGCATTAACTGCTAGCAACGGAGATATGATTTATAACTCCACTATAAATCAATTTGAAGTTTATGAAAATGGTACATGGCGATCATTAGCATCAGATCAAGATGTTACAGATGCAGTAGCAGCTCTAGTAGACAGTGCTCCTGGTACATTAGATACACTGAATGAATTGGCAGCGGCATTAGGTGATGATCCTAATTTTGCAACTACAACAACAAACAATCTAGCAGGTAAACTTAATTTATCTGGCGGAACAATGACCGGTGATATTGACGGCGCAGGAAACAAAGTGCTATTTGCTAACGTCTACTCATCAACAGGTGATCTGCCAAGTGCTTCTACATATCACGGAATGTTTGCTCATGTGCATGGCACAGGTAAAGGCTACTTTGCTCATGCAGGTGCATGGGTTGAACTAGCTAATCAATCTGATCTAACTACAACAAACTCAAATGTAACAAATTTAACAAATAACAAACTAAATTTATCAGGCGGGACTATGACTGGCACATTAACACTAAGCGGTGCCCCTAGTAGTAATCTTCATGCAGCAACTAAAGCATACGTAGATACCGCAGTAGCAGGTGCTGGCAGCGGCAGTCTTGAACTACAATACGGTCAACATGGAGCATCCAATGCTACACTAAATCCAGGAGATACTGCGGTGATTAAATTATTAGGTGATTTATCAGGTAACAGTGTTGGCGTGGCATTGTCAAGAAATAATGACGGCAATGATAGACTAATCAATAGCAACTTTTCACCAAGTGCGATTGCCACATATACTAACAATACAGGTAGTGCTATCACTGGTGTTAATGCATCTTTGTTAAGTAACCCAGTTAATTTTATGTGGTTTATAGACAGAGCTTAAAATAGATACTATCTTCATTAACTCTAATTCAACATAAATAGTATTACTAAGTTGTGAGAGACATGAATGGCATTAAATTTAGATCATCAAAGAGATAGGATTACTACCAGTACTGGTAATATGACTATTAATACTGCTGGTAGTTTACGTATACCAGTAGGCAATACTTCCCAGAGACCACAAGGTGGTGTAGTACAAACTGGGCAAATACGATTCAACACACAACTAAATGAATTTGAAGGTTACAACGGCACTGCTTGGAAAAATATAGGTGGCGTTAGTGACACAGACGGCGATACATTCATTGATGCTGAACAGTCAGCTGACGACGATGTACTAAGATTATTTACAGCAGGTTCTGAAAGAATAACAATCAGTGACACAGGCATTGTTGCTATTTCTACTGCAACACAAAGTACTACATTTAACGACGGCGCACTAACAGTTGCAGGTGGTGTAGGCATTGTTAAAGATTTAAACGTAGGCGGCAATATAAATGTTACTGGAAATGTTACTGTAGGCGGCACTATTAATTTAGGTGATGATGATACAGATAACATTAATATCAATGCAGATATCAACAGCGATCTAATTCCAAACATAAATGACAGTTACGATTTAGGCAGTGCAACAAAGTCTTGGAAAGACTTATATCTAACTGAAAGCATAAACTTCAAAGGTGCAACAGGTGAAAATGAAATAGTTGTTCCTACTAATCTAGCAGATGCGCTAAGTCTTAAAGATGATGCTAGCAATGATATACTAGTAGTAGATACAACTACAGGTGCTATTACAATCACACTTAGTGGTAGCTTGGTTGTACCTAGTATGGCAGTGAGTGATCTCACAGACAACAGAATTGTTGTAGCAGGAACAAACGGCGAACTTGAAGACGACAGTAACTTTACTTTTGATGGAAGTATATTTAAAGTATCAACTACAGATGCTATTGTTATACCAACAGGTACAACTGCACAACGTCCAACTGCACAAACTGGTATGCTACGTTTTAACAGTACAAGTGGTAAAGCAGAAATTTATAACGGTAGTGGATGGATAGATGTAGGCAGCGGAACTGGCACAGTCAACGAAGCATTTAAAACAATCAGTGTCAGCGGTCAAAGTGATGTAGTTGCAGACGATCCAACAGACACACTTACATTTGTAGCTGGAACAGGCATTACAATAACAACCAATGCTGCAACTGATGAAATTACAATTACAGGTGTAGCGCAATATGGTGATTCAGACGTCGATATACATCTTAATACTAGCACTGCTGGTACAAATGAAGTATTAAGTTGGAACGGAACAGATTATGCATGGGTAGCTAACTCTGGCGGTGGTGGTGGATCAGGATTCAGCGATAAAATCGAAGATGCTGACGGCGACACACATGTTAAAGTAGAGACAAATAGCGATGAAGATTTTATTAGATTTACCACTGCTGGAACAGAACGTTTAAGTGTTGACAACACTGGCATTTTAACAATAGGTGATCTAGCTGGTAGTACATACTACAAATTTCCAACTGCTAGAGGTACAACAGGACAAGTACTTGCACTAGATGGTAGTGGAAACTTAACATTCCAAACTGTTAGTGGTGGAGGCGGCGGAGGCGGCTCCGCTGTATACTATCAAACCACTGCTCCTAGTATTGGTGTAACAGCAGGAGATCTTTGGTTTGATACAGGAACTACTGGCGAACTGTATGTGTATACAGGCAGTGAATGGATTAGTACAACACCAGGCGCAGACGCAAGTTTTATCACAGTAAACTTCACTGGAACAGGAAGTCAAACAGCATTTGATACACAAGCCGGACAAGGCACTGTTAGCATGGTATTCCTGAATGGTGTGTTAATCCAGCCAACAAATGACTACACGGAAAGTAACGGTGTTGTTACATTTGTAACAGCTCCATTACTCAATGATCAAATTGATGTTGTTGTTACAGGCGAAGTAAACGCACTTACGCTTCCTAGTTTAGGATTAGCAAATCACGGATTTATTGTTGTTGACACTAGCGGTAATGTAACTATGAACAGTGTTAAGGTTAGTGACCTTACTGATAACAGAATAGTAATCGCTGGTGCAGCTGGTGAACTAGAGGATAGTGCTAATTTAACATTTGACGGAAATGATTTAATAATTGATACAAACAGTAGTATTAGAGTTCCTGTGGGTACAACTGCACAAAGACCTACAGCCGCTACTGGACAATTGCGTTTCAACACAACTGATAGTAGTTTTGAAGGATATGACGGAACAGCATGGGGTGCTATTGGCGGTGGAGGTGAATTAAACATCGCTGGTGACACAGGCACAGATGTCATAGATGTTGAAAATGATACATTTACAATTATAGGCGGCACTGGATTAACCAGTACAGTTACTAATAATCAAGTTGCTATTGCATTAGACAATACCGCTGTAACTCCAGGTGCATATGGTAGTACAACTGCTATTCCTGTTATCACTGTTGATCAACAAGGACGTATTACAGCAGCAAGTACAGCCGCATTAAGTGTTAACAAATTTGCTACTATTAACGTTACAGATACAAACAGCGGATATTCATTTTCACAAACAGGTAGTTTGAATGCTGTATCAGACAGTGATTCTCTTACATTCTTAGGAGGCACAAATGTTGATATCGATGTTGATACTACCAACAACGTAATAAAGATTGATGCAGTACCTAACAGTGCATACACACTGCACAGTTTTACAGGTACAGGAAGTCAAACAGCATTTGTTACTAGTAACACAGCAATTAGTGATGCGCAAATATACATCAATGGTGTATTGTTAGATGCTGGTGATT